CACTATGGCGAAAGCTATGGTGATATGGTAGAGTATAAGTAAAGAAGGAATTGACAAATGACAACAGTATATTGGACACCGATGCCTCTGAACTTCACGCATCACCCTGCAATACCTCCCTCAAACGAGTCATACATCCTAATGGATGACCCTAAACCGCTACTCAAAGAAGTTGTAGACAGACACAAGGGGCGTGAGTTTATAGGGTGCCCTGCTATGCAAACGTACCTAAAAAATACATTTGTTATATCCGCACCTATAAGTGGCACTGCGTCCATAGTACCTACCATAGAAGGCGGTATAACTATGCAGGTACAGGGGTTTGGTTGGTCACAAGACTTCCACGATAACTTTTGTTATGTGCGTGAGGATGGGACTATGACTTACCCACCTAGATATCTTTTCTACGCACACGAATCCGTAGAGATGGAACTCCTACCGGTGTTCTTGTTGGACTCCCCATCATTAAATAATGCATTAGTCATCCCCGGTTCTTTTGACATAGGCCGTTGGGTACGTCCAGTTGACTTCACGTTTATGCAAAAAGACGTTAGCAAACCAACAATCATTAACCGAGGAGACCCTCTGTTTTTTGTGCGGTTCAAACCTAAGAATGATGAAAAGGTTGTTCTTGAACGCGTTGAATGCACAGAAGAACTACTCACGCTAATGCGCGCCTGCACAGGGGTAAAGTTTCGGGTGAAGAATTTATCTTTGCCAGAGTTATACAAGATGAGCAAGTCCTACTTGGATTTATTTTTTAAGGGTAAAAGATGAAGATTGAAGACCACATCGCTATATTTGAAAACGCGTTGCCACCTGACGTATGTACCTATTGCATAAACTATTTTGAGATGACTAAAAAAATAAATAGAACACTTACAAGGAGACAGCTAAATGATGGCACTGCGCTTGAAAAAGATGACGAGACTTTATTTGTTCACAATGATTGGGATCTTTTTTTAAAAAATAACAGCCCTCCCGCTCTAGACGTTATGAAAGTATTAAGTGAAAAATATGAAGAATATATCTCTGTCTATGCAAGTTTAAAGGAAGCGCAGTCTCACAGCGTGTACGGTTTAAGGGTGCAGAAAACTTTGATAGGTGGGGGTTACCACAGGTGGCACTTTGAGAATAGTAGTAGGGACAACTCAAATAGATTAGTCGTGTTCATGTACTACTTGAATGATGTACAAGAAGGTGGCGAAACAGAATTTTTATATCAACACAAAAGATATAAAGCGACCAAAGGTACGCTAGTCATGTGGCCTGCGTCATACACGCACACACATCGTGGAAACCCGCCCTTGTCTAACGACAAATACATTATCACTGGATGGATGGAGTATTAAATGACACCAGAAGACGAAGCATTCAACGAGATTGAACGGCAAGCCAAGCAACGCAAAGAAGCAGTCCTACAAGCACTGCATGACGAGAACGCACGATTGGGTTTGTACAAAGATGCGTATGGCACAACCAAAGAACAACTAATAGCAGAGGTTGCCGTACTGACCGAGTTGGTGCGTGTCTTGTCTGGCAGAGTTAAAGAGTTGGAGAACAAGCATGAACCAAACTAGAGAGGAATACATAGAAGGCGCAAAGCACAATAGTTTGTATTGGGCAGAGCGGGCTTGCAACGCTGGCTCTGAAAATCTTATGTACACCATGCTAGTTCAGTGGGCTATGGGTGACGAACTTTTTGGAGAACAGTGGGATAGAAACAAGGAGAACACATGAGCGAAGGACTGTTTGATGATGTGCCGTTGATGAACAAAGAGCGGGATGCATCGTGGGAAGCGTTTATAAAACGCAAAGATGTGAAAGCTATGTTTTCAGAGGAGGGTTTTGGCTTTCCTCTTAACCGTGGCTACTACGACCTATGGTGTATTGCTTGGGCAAAGGCATGGGACAAAGGCTTTATGGCAGAAAGAGAGAAGAATGATCACGACAAGGATGCCGAAATCAAACGCCTCAATGAAAAGATTGAGTTTCTTGCAAGAACCAATATGCTATACAGCGATTGGGAGCATCGCGAAACGCAAGTGATTAGTGATCTGATTCGCAAAGGCATTGAGGAGGCTAAGATAAATGCAGAGTTGCGAGCAGAGATTGAACGCGTTAAAGAAGTGAGTTGGGGTGTTGATTGGGGCAAAGCAGGGGACACACCTTGCGCCACCATTGTCAGGCGTTTACTTAATGGTGGGATTGAAGTACTTGCCGTGGAATATGCGCCTTACACACTCAAGGAGAAGAACACATGACTGAAGATGACGATGACATCCAAGACTACAAGAAACCTTGGGTTGGGCTACCCACAATAGTAATCCTAGACATTTATGCAGAGACTCTGAAAGAACACCGTGGCGGGTCTATGCCTGACGGACAGATAGCATTTGCTAAAGCGATTGAGCAAGCATTAAAGGAGCGCAACACATGAGTTTTACTTGGTCGTTCTCCGCCCTTAAAGAGTATGTCAACTGCCCACGGCAGTATCACGAAGTCAAGGTATTGAAACGCTATGAGAAGAGTGTTACTCACGCGATGACATATGGTACTGAGGTGCATAAGGCTTGCGAAGATTATGTTGGTGAAGGCAAGCCACTTGCCAAGAACTATCAACACTTTCAACCTATCTTGGACTCGCTCTTAGAGATTGACGGCACGCGCTATCCTGAGTATGAGATGGGCTTGTATCGTGATGGTTCTGCTTGTGCGTTTGATGACCCCGAACGATATGTGCGGGGCATCGTAGACTTGCTGATCGTGGATGGTGAGACAGCCTACCTCGTGGACTACAAAACAGGTAGCAACAAGTACCCTGACCCAAAACAATTAAAGCTGATGGCGCTCATGACCTTTGCCCACTTCCCCGAGGTGAAACGCATCAAGGCTGGGCTTCTATTCATAGTGCATAACAGCTTCATGGATGAAGAATATTCACGCAGTCAGATAGACGATTTATGGGGCGCGTTTGTACCCGCTCTGATACAGTTAGAAACCTCACTTGAGACGGGTGTTTGGAATCCAAACAGAACCCCCCTATGCGGTTGGTGTCCCGTCACCACCTGCGAATTTCACAAAGTCAGAAGGTAAATATGCCCTATGTAAACAAACCCAGACCATACGAAAAAGAGTATGAACAACAGAAATCCCGTGGTGAACACGAGCGTCGCATGGAACGCCAACGTGGGCGTCGCACCATTGACAAAACCGGAGCAGATGCTAACGGTAATGGCAAGGCAGACAAACGCGAAGGCAAGGACGTAGCCCATGTGGTTGCCCTTGACAAAGGCGGTTCAAACAAGAATGGGTTACGCATCCAATCAGCGGCTAAAAACCGTTCATTCAAACGTGACTCCAAAGGAAATCTTGTATCAGAGACGAGCAAGAAAGAACGCAAGAAGTAATAGTCACTGCCGTAAGGCTATGAGTGGGCAGTGGCGGGGGTTTTCTAGTACATCCCCCTTTTAACCGTAGTCAGTCGAGAGGCGCTTTTAGATTGTTCAATCTCCCTGAGCGTGACAGGCTTGACCGACTAGCCCCCGTAAGGGGCTACGTTTAATTTAGTAAAGGATAGTAATGAAAGTTGTACAGGACACAGCAGTCCACATGGTAGTTCCGTCGAAGGATTTGCAACACATCCTCGGCTTCATAGATAGAGTTGAGGTAATCAACGATAACGGCTTTGATGCAAGCATCATGGTCTATTGGGGATTACCCGAGATGCAACGACTCGTTCGTTTGTATGGTGACGCTCCTAGCCCAATGGACAAAGAGTACGACTGGCCCGGACTATATACGCCATTCGTCCACCAAAGAATTACTGCCTCATACCTAGCCCTGCGCGACCGATGCTTCTGTTTCAACGAAGCTGGCACGGGCAAGACCTCCTCCGCAATTTGGGCGGCTGACTATATGATGAACAAGGGGCTCATCAAAAGAGTGCTAGTCATCTGCCCACTCTCGATCATGTATTCAGCGTGGCAGGCCGACATCTTCAAGACCGCTATGCACCGAACCGTGGCTGTAGCTCACGGAGACAACAGCAAGCGTAAGAAGGTTATTAGCGGAGAGTACGAGTTCGTCATCATTAATTTCGATGGCGTAGCCACAGTTGAAGACGAGATAAGTAAAGCAGGGTTTGACCTAATTGTAATTGATGAGGCGAATGCATATAAAACAGTATCTACAAAACGCTGGAAAACATTGGCTAAATTGATTACCCCCACCACCCGTCTTTGGATGATGACGGGCACACCCGCATCTCAATCCCCACTAGACGCGTTCGGTCTTGCTAAGTTGGTTAACCCCGCTGGCGTGCCTAGGTTCTTCGGGGCGTGGCGTGACAAAGTCATGCA